CGTAAATCTTGCCGGTCTCACCCGTCGCCGGAAACGCTGCCAGGTTGGCGGCCTCGATCACGTCATCGACATACGAGGGCAGCAGGGTACTCGGCACCTTGCCGCCGGCATCGAGAACCGGGACATTGCCGGAACCAGTGCCGGTGTTTGCCTGTGCTGCTGTGCCCAGGGCCAGCGAGGTGCGGGCGGTGGTGGCGTTCAGGCCGGTGCTGCCGCCGTCCCACCGCAGCCGCTCGCTGTAGGCGGTGTCCCAATCGCCCTGCTTCGCCGTCGTCGGCAGGCTGTAGCCGGCGGAATAGGTGACCGTCAGGCTGCCGTTGCTGGTGAGCGGCGAGCCCGACACGCTGAACCCAGTGGGAACGCTCAGTCCGACGCTCGTGAGCGGCGTCGTTCCGCTTGCCGCCGCAGTGATGCGCCCCTGCGCGTCAACCGTGATGTTGGCGTAGGTGTACGCCCCTGCCGTAACCGCCGTGTTCGCCAGGCTCAGGGTGACACTGCCAGTCGTGCCACCACCGCTCAGCCCGGTTCCAGCGTTGACAGCAGTGATGTCACCACCACCGCCACCACCGCCACCACCGCCACCACTGGTACCGACAATGTCTAAAGTACCTGTAAACGGATTATACTGATAAGATGACATAGCACTCAGCTCCTAGTCACAGAGACAAGATTGTCACTGCCGTCATACGCCAGCACCAACGTTGCTACTGTCGTGCCACTTGCGCCACCCGTTTTATAGACCACTCCCGTCAGATTGCTACCCGTATAGCTCATGCCCACGTAATCATGCGCAGGAATCTCCAGGCCACCGAGACCGTGAGGCGAGATAACAGCGACCTCTTCAACAGTCCTGCCTTTATGAGTGATCGCAGGCATGGCCTCACGTAAGCCTGCGTTCTATCCTAGTGCTCGGCGAGTGTAGAGCGTTTCGCCCTATCTGCACTGGATGCGCCAGGTGCCGCCGCACCCCTCACGAGGCACGGCGGTCAGTTTCCAGCGCGGAGAAACCGCAAAAATCCGCGCTCCTGGCAGGCCCCCTCTGTCGCGGTTCTTCTTCGAGGATCGGGCACAACGCCACGCTAGCAAAGACTTCTCCAGTTCTTGCGTACATCACCGTGCAGCAGGGGCATCAGGGAGCGATATATCTTTCGGCCCGTGATCAAGCGCACCTTAAAACCCTGGATTTTGCCTTTTGAGGGCCACGGCTCTGACACCCGGCCCATCCCCTGCAGCCAGGAACGCAGCAACTCGACCTCCTCCGCCGAACGCCGCATCTTAAAAACCACGAAGTTCCCGTTCAACTCCGCTTGATCGGACCACAGGGCAGCCAGCCCCTGCTGCCCCACGATCGACAGCACCCGCTCACTGAGGAAACGTTCGTCCCTGGGGTACAGCAACTCGTATGCCCGACGCAGAGCTTCCGATCGGATCCGAACACGCTCGTCGTCATAAAAACCAGTTCCAGGCAAGCGGTCATGCACGACCTCCAGGGGGCCGTCATGACACTGACGCAATTGCTTGACCTGGTGCAGCAGGTAAGACCGCTCGGTTTCAGGCCGGCAGATCTCCAGCCAGGGCCCCTGGCGACGGCCCTTCAGGCTGATCGATCCCTTCCCCATGCAATAGCTCAGTGCGAGCGCTACGAATGGTGCTGACATCCCAGGTTTCGTTCGTGAACAGGTGCCGACGACTGGTCGGCGCATAGGACCACAGCGCCGTCCGCAGTTTCTCGGCTTGTTCCGCATCGAAGCGCAGCCGGGGGCGAACCCATTCCTCGGCAATCTCGCTGGTCGCCCCGGTGATTGTGGCTAGCCACTGCGAGACCAGTTCAGCCTCATACAGCGTGAAGCCCACGCGAGCCAGGTCAACGCGATCACCATGGGGTCTGGCGCCTTCTGCCCATAGCCAGGCAGCAGCGCGAGCACCGAGCATTTCCAGACAGGCGCTTGTGATCATGCGATCGCCGCCCGGGTACAGCAGGTTGTAGACCGGTCGCAGCTGATCCGTCGACACCCGAAACCGCAGCACTGTCGTTGTGCGACCGCGTCCCGGGCGACCGGTGCGGTACGGCACGATCTGCGCCTTAGTCGGCAGAAAGCGTTTGAACTCGTCGATCTTGTCCTGCAGGAACGCCGACTCGCCAATACCCGCAGTCAAGATCATTTGCACGTAGCCGCCGGTGGGCGTCCGGTAAGAAACCAAACTTCCATCAGGCAGCAGGAGGCCTAATAGTCCTCGCACGTCTCCAGCGTCCAAGCGTTTTGCCCTACGACATACCCATACCATACGACAAGGAAGACGCATTGCGCGCCTTCTCGTACACCTCACACCAAGGAGCATTTCATCCCATGTGGATCGATAGCTAGCTCCACGCCTGGTACGTGGTTCCCTTGATGATCTGATAGACAGCCTTGTGATCGCATCCAAACCGACGACCAATCTCTCGATAGCTCAACCCCTGGTTGCGCAACTCGAACATTTGGTCAATGTCGGCTGGGCTGAAACGCCTGAGGCCCATTTTTGGGCGACCCTTGGATGCGTAGCCATTGCGGTCGTAACACCCCCTGCCTTGCGCACGGCGGTAGTTCTCCCGCTTGGTCACCACTTCAAGGTTGTCGATGTGATTGTTGCGCTTGTTTCCGTCTTTGTGGTCTACCTGCAACGAGTCTCCTTGCGTGCCCCGCTTCGTCGGGTCCAGGCCAAGGAACGCTTGAGCCATCAAGACATGCACGTGAATGCGTTGTCGCCGACCATTCACCAAGACGGAGACCCTTGCGTACGTGCTGCTACAGCTCACGCGTAAGGGCAGCAGGGAGAAGGGCGTCTCGCCCTCAAAAACCTGAGCATCCCTCGTGATCCAAAGGTTTTCAAATCCCGGAACCTGAACTGGTTCCAACTTATCACTCCCTAAATCATCTGAACTGTATCAGTGGAGCGCTCAAGTTGTCGCCCGATCGAGCAATCGGTCGGTGAAAACCGGGTGAATTCAGGGAAACCCTAACGTCAAGACGAGGGCAATCCTGAGCGAAGCCAGCCAAGCGTGGCTGGAACGTGCAGAGGCCAGGCGGTTGGGAGCGCTCTCCCAGTAATACGCCATCAGCGCCCGGCACCCCTCTGGGGTGAAGAGATGGTCCAGTCCCTGGGGAAACCCAGGAAACACTGAATGATTTCCCCAAGGTGCTCGGTGCCGAGCTCTACCGTCCCCACCCCTCCTATGTGGTGGAAATGGCGGTGGAACCCGTGGTTGTTCATGACTTTGGGCTGCAGGGCCTCGAAGCTTCCAGGTGAAAGCCTGGTCGAAAACCCCGTGAATTGCTGGAAGGCCGGACCCTGCGAAAGCAGGGAGGCTAATCAGCAGCCAAGCCGCTCCGAAATGGGCGGAAGGTTCAACGACTAACACCGAGGCTGACCGGGAGAACTATCTCCAAGAAGCCGATAAGGTGACACGAGCGCGGGGCACCCAAACAGATCACGCTGTGGGTGATGATATAGTCTATGCACCGTCGCCCTTAAGACGGTGAGCAGGGATAAAGAACCCTGCGACGCCTACGGCGTATTCAGACCAAACAACCCGGACAAACAGTTCAGTTAGACAGGTATCGCTTCTGGGGTGCCCCTGGCACGAAAGATTCGCGAGCACGTACGGCTGATCAAACACTCGGAACCGCATCTTCTCGTTCCATTGTTAAGGACAAGGTCCTGGTGACTCTCGTCGAGTACACCGGACCTGCTGACCCGACCGATGCCACCGCCCCCAGCACCTTCAAGGTTGCCCGGGAGACGCTTCTTACGGCTCAGCGCCTGTTGCTCGACTCTGGAAACCTAAACATTTTCCATCAGTCAATCGGCAGTCTCACCCTCCTGGATGACTACAGACGCTGGCGTGACCGTGTCTTTTCCGATGAGCTTTTCACGGCGGAGACTAACGGTGCTGCTGATGGCACCAAGGGCGGCTACTACTACCCCCTCAAGAAGTCCAAAGCGGCTTCTGCCCCGTTCCTGAGCTATGCCGCTGGGGAATCGGCGAAGTTCGACGTCAAGACGGATCTCCTTGAAGTTGTCAAGGATATGCGTAAGCGCAACGTTCCCACGTTCGCTGACGGCTACTACCGCTGTATCGCAGACCCCACTGCGATGATGCACCTGCGCCAGAACGACAGCTTCCGTGAAATTGCTCGTTACGCGGGCAATGGCATGGTCAACCCGATGCAGCCGGAACTCGCCCCCAATGCGAGCTTCTTCCGCGGCATGGGCCCTGCTTACGGTCAAGCCGGCTTTGTGGCTGGTCAACCTGTCATGCCGAGCGGCTTCCTCTTTGAGGGCGTCCGCTGGTTTGAGAGCACCAACCTGGCCGAGAAGTCCCTGCAGGTCACCATCACTGACGCTGCGATCACCAACGCCGTCACCACGGCTGCCCCGATGATTTTCTTCGGGCCTCAGGCTGTGGGTGTGGGCATCGGTGGCGACAACGCTCAGATCATGCTGAACAACAACGACGACTTCAGTCGTTTCATCATTATGATCTGGTCGATCTTCGCCGGTTTCGAGATCCTGAACAAGGACTTCGTGACCATCGCCTACTCTTTCGTTTACTGAGGAGGGCTCTGACATGGCGAAGAAAATCTACCCCGGCAACTACGTCAACCGGCTCAGCTCCTACCAGGGGCAGCCGGTCGTTGCCCAGCCCGGACGTGTCTTCTATCACGTCACCGGTTATGCGCTGGTGAGTGCGACGGGCGGCACCTCGTTCGACATCACCATCCCCTCCCCCGATCGTCGCCAAGACGACAAGCCTCGTCCTGACATCACCAGCCTGGTGATCCCCTCGGGTGCGGCTCTGTATGCCCTGTCCCTGCGCGTGCCCGACATGCGCAAAGATCGGGCCGTCGGTACGGCGTTCACCGGGCTGGTCGGCACCAACACCAACCGCCTCAAGGTCGCCAACGCCGTCGGTAACGACGACGAACTGATCGACAACAACATCTCGACGAAGTCCTCGGACATCGCCGTCGCCAGCGGCACCATTGCTCCTGGGACCTCGATCCAGTCGATCGACCTGGCCAACAGCTACGTTCCTGCCCTGCAAACGGCGGCGCGGACCCTCAAGGTCTACGTCACCACCAGTGCTGGCACGGCTGCTGGCTCCACGCTGAGCTCCACTCAGGCCGGTGGCACCCCGATCATCGTGGATGCCTACTACTACCTGAACGACGAGCCCAGCGACCTGAACGACATCTGGCTGCCGTTCATCAACGAAAGCGCCTGATTTTTCTTCTGGGCGTCTTTCCCTACAATGCGGAATGTCTACTGCGGTGGGCATTCCGCTTTTTTCTTATGGCCCTGTACCAAAACACCAGGAACGGTCAGATTGTTGAATTCATCTCCCACCACGACAAGGACTTTGCCTTGGTCCGCACCTCAGGCGGCAAGGCGGCCTATGTCCCGCTCACGGACCTGATCTCCTACGAGGCCGGCGTCGGTCGCACCGGCGAGACCCTGTCACCGCAGTCGGCCATCGGTGCCGTCGACGAAGACGCCATCCCCTCGGAAGCCCTCCCAGTTGATACCCGCCTCAATATCAACACGGCCACGCCCGAGTCCATCGCCAAGACCCTCAAAGGCGTCGGCTACTCGACAGCCAAAAAAATCTGCGAATACCGGATGTCGCTCCCTGGCGAGCGCTTCCGTGAGCTCGAGCAACTGCGCCGCATCCCCCGGGCCAACTGGGATCAGATCATCAAGGAAGACCTGATCTACATCGGCTGACCTGGGGGCAGCAGGAAGCGGCCCTAGGATAATGCCAGGCCGCGGTGTTGGCGTTGGAGCTTGGTGATTACGAAAAATCCAGAGCTCGGTTTCACCTGGGCCTGAACACGGGCGCCAACATCCCGGCTGGTGACCTTGCCCGCGCCGAGGAAGCCTTTGCGCGCATTCCCGACTCGCACTTCTACGAGCGGATTGTCGGCCACTTGGACCGTTGCGACAAGGCGTACCGCTTGTCCGAGGTGTTGCAATCCTCGGACCAACCCAGGCCCAGTCGCGTCGAGCGTGTCACCGGCGACACCGAGCGGGCGTACTTCACCTCAGACCCGCTCAAGGCCGACCGCGACTACTGGGAGATCTACCTCCGCGAAGTCGATCGCCTGGCCGAGACGCTCTACGTTCCCAACTACCGCCGACCCGACGTGCGGCGCTACGCCTTTGAGCGCTCCGGCGCCGAATTCATCATGGCCATCCCGGGCCCCGCGGATACTGCAGTGGGCACTCGTATTGATCAAGCGACGGGTGCGATGCGGTGGCGGTAGGTGCAAGCTCCGCGGTTAGAATAGCGCAAGACTTTTGAGTGACATGGGCAATCCAACCGGCAATGCCATCACAAATAATATCTTAAAACTGGCTGGACAAAAATCCTCGGGACCTGGTATTCGCGCAGCCTTTCAACCCGGGCCGGACCAGGGCGTTCTAAACATGAGGCGCGACGCGGAGCTGTCGTGGTCCGGCATGTCGCAACCAGTACCGACCGTAGGCCCTGTTCCTTCTCCGTCGCTCTCCGCTGACCGCCGCCAAGGCGAAGCCCTGCTTCGACGGTGGGGAATCATGGACTCAAGTCGGAATCTTCTCCTCAACCCGCAGAACGCCACATTGTCTCCGGGAGGGAGCAGCCCCGCTCCGGCGGCTCGTCCCACTGCAACGAACTCCGCCCCTGCCGCCCGCCCAGTCGCTCAAGCCACCCCGGGCTCCGGCTACGCACCCATGCCCACCGGCAGCCGTGCAGAGAACCGCCGCGCCGAGATGAATCGCATGGTTCAACAGGCCGGTGCCAGCTCCGACACCTGGGCTCCCGGAGCCAGGGAGGCAGCAGGGGCGGCCGATCGCACGACGGATCCCGGTCAGGAGGCCTACTGGGATCGTGCAGACATCCGACAGTGGTCTGGTGCCAACCTCAAGCTTGCCAATGAGCTGCGCGCTCGCAAGGGCCTGCCTGCGCTCCAGCAGGACGGCAGCAACGGCATCGCCTGGGACCGGCGGAACACCGCTTCGCCCTATGCAGGAGCATTCGGCAAACCCGCTGACTCGGCCATCGCCGCTGGCTACGGCATGGACGACACCTTCGTCACCCCGCGGTCCGGCGATGGTCCCGCCTTCCCCGCCAGTACCGGCGTTGACCCCGCTGCTGCCTACCAAGGTCGCTACGGCGATTTCAGCCCTGCACCCCCGAACTACGGCCAGGCCTTGTCGCCGGATGCCCAGCGCGCATCTGTGCAAGGCTTCCAGGGCGGCGGCATCGGCATCCCCTCGTCCGTCCACTACGAAGGCAAAGGGCTGATGGCCCCCATCTCTGCGGGCGCTCGTGAACAGATGCTGAACGGCTACCGCGGCAACGACATCAATGCACTCTCGCCTGCCACCACGAACGCCGCCGTCGCTGCCTACGGCAACAACACGCCAGCCATGGCAGCAGAGGCCCCCTACTCCGGCAAGGGCCTGATGGCGCCGATCCCTCAGGAAGATCGCGACGCCATGATGGCCGGCTACCAGGGTGGTGGACTCCCCGCCGACTACCTGCGGCGCTTCCGCCTGCAGAATCGGTAGTTCGAGCCGCGACTCTTAGACTTAAGCAAAGGAGTCTTCCATGCCCCAGTCTTTCAGATCTAAGCCTTCGGGCATGAGCACCACGTACTTGCGCCCCAACGCGCAAAACCGTGATGTCACACTGAACGCCGATCGATTGGGTGCTTCGTTCGGCAGGAATACGACCAACCCCATCAACTTCGACCAACCCGTGGGCACGTTCAGCCCCCAGGACGGCAGGAGCTACAACCCTCCAGTCGAAGCCACGTGGACCAATCCCTACCGCGACGGCGTCGGCAAGGTTCCCATGGCCGTCGCTACTCCCACGATCTACAACCGCAGTCTGGAGCCGGGCTGGCATTCTTCTCCCGTCACGCCCAACCTGACACAACTCGGTCACATCGGTGGCTACAGCGTCGGCGATCCCAGGTCACCGATCCACCGCATCGACGCCAGCATGGCCTCCACCTCTCAGGCGGGCACCAACACCGGCTTCCAGTCGTCCGGCGGCACAGGACGCAACCAGCCGCCTCCGTCCAGCACCCCAGCCACCGCCCCCGCTTCTTGATCCATGGCCCAAACCAGTACCTCCAAGCAGCCGATGCTCGTCGATCGGCCGCTCCATGAAGCCGTCGCCATTGGTGGGGCAGCAGGGCTGACGACCCCGTCCAACTTCAACACGCCACTCGGCTCCGGCTGCGCTCAGCTGGTCAACTGCATCAGCAACGATGGCGCCGCCGTCGACAGCGTCTCCGTCCTGACCACGGAAGGCGCCACCTCGACAGTCACTGTGCTGCTGTTCCTGAGCTACGCCACCGATTCGGCCCTGGTCTCGGCGGTCAACACCCTGCCGGTCGCCAGTGTCACGATCCCCGGTGGCACGATCCCGGGCCAACGGATTCACATCCCCCTGCCGCCCCTGTCTGTACCCGTCCCGCAGCTGGCCCCGGCGTCCATCGGCACCTCGGCCTACCCGAGCGAAACCGACAAGAAGAACACCGGTCTCTACGTCCCCGCCGGCAAGTGCCTCTACGCCGGCGTGAGCACCCCGATCACCTCACCCAGCACCGCCACGCGCATCATCGTCGCAGCACAAGGCGGCTTCTACTGATCCACCATGGCCAAGGGACTGAACGGCCACGCTCTGCGGCTCAACAACAGCGGGCTCGGCAACACCCGCGCCCTCCGCAGTCAGTCCCCCGGCCAATACCCCCGACTCGGCTCCGGCTACGGACAGCTGGGCAGCACCGCGGTGCCCACCCTCCTCGAGTCCTACAACCGCAACTCAGACTTCAAGCGCTGGAAGCTCGGCCAGGAGTATTATTTCGGGATCGGCAAGACCTGGACCGACTTCGAGTACAGGAGCTTGGCTCGCTACATCTACAGGGCAGCGGAGGACGCCCTGCTGCCCGATGGTTCGCGGGACATCGTCACGATGTTCCCCAAGGTTGGCGGTGGCGGTGAACAGAACTGGTACACCAGCTGCCGGACCCGCGGCAGCCTGATCTTCCCCGTGCCGATCCTGTCCGAGCACATCCGCCTCAACACCCAGGTGATCGATCCGACCACCCACACACTGTTCTACAACTGCGGCGACTTCTACTCAGAGGCCCAGATGCGCGGCTTCTACCCGTTCATCGGCGACCAGTTCGAGGACTCCGCCGCTGGCCCCAACTACCCGAACGACCTGCTGCCCACCCCGGTCGGCAGCGTCGCCTTGACCCTGATCAACGTCCTGCCGGCGACCCGCACGCTGGTCTTTGACCTGTCCAAGCGCTACGGCCGCCAGCGCTACCAGGGCCGCATCAGCTGGACCCGGCTGCCATACGACGTGCTCAACCCAGAAGCCTGGGACACGGGTGGTGGTAAGTATTTGTGCTCATCGTTCAAGTTCTTCTGCACCTGCCCCGACCACATGCACGCCACCTACGTGAACGTGCAGATCCCGGGCGAGACTACCAGGAGCGCTGACAACTTTCCCATCCCCAATGCGTCGCGGCCTCTGGGGTCGGCATGGGAGCAGCAGGGGGCGGCCTACTACCGGCAGTGGAAGACCCTGCCCCTGAGGCGCGATGAACGCCGCGACTGCAAGCACATCCATGCCGTGCGCTGGTCCTGTGGGGTGCCCTGGCTCGAGCCTGACGACTACCCCACCGCCAATGAACGGGAATGGCTGTCGGCTCTGTCCGCGGACCAACGCCAGATCTTCAGTGACGAGATGCCGGCCTACGTCCTCAAGCAGCGCCTCACCTACGACAACTACGTGGTCGCTGTCGCCGACACCGCAGGCGTCGTCGTCATCCCGCCCGGTGATGTCCGCCAGGGCAACCGCGTCGACGGCCGGCCCATGCTCTGGACCGACGACCAGGCCCCCGATCCCGCCAACTGCCTGGAGAACGACTGGTGGGTTCAGCGCGGCACCCAGGAGCTGCGGGTCTTCAACAAGGTCCGCGGTCAGTTCCAGAGCTCGGTCTATATCAACGGCATCCAGCGCGTGCCCATGCTTGAGTTCGTCGACACCGCCAACCCGCTCTGCCCCGTGATTGTCAAGTAGAGCAGGCCTAGACTTATCAAAAATCTAGCCGTACGATGCTCGATCAGACCGCTCAGCAGGAGCTTTTCCGTCGTCACTATGGCGGCAGTGATCGTGCGGCCCCATCCCTGAATCGTCCGCAGTACGTCGTCGCCAACTCCCTCGACAAGGCTCACGACCTCGGTGATCGCGCCACCCTGGATTTCATCGCCGCCGGCACGCTCGGTTCGCAAGTCGGCTCCAACACCGTCTTCTTCAAGGTGAGGACCACCGCGGTCTCGCGCCTGGGCCTCTTCAATCTCCACGCCAACCCGTACGAGAACAAGTACATCGCCCTGGGCATGCTGGGCGCCGATCGCAAGCCCCTGCCCCTTGGTGACACTGGTTTCGCCCTATCACCCAGCCCCCTGCCCAAGCTGTCCCTGCTGCCCCAGGGTGTCGACCGGCAGGTCTTGTTTTTCCCGCCGGGCGAGTTCTACTTCGTGATCAGCTGCAGTGCGTTTGCGGCCATCCCCTACGAAGTGCTGCTGTTGATCGAGCCACAGGGGGTGCTGCAGGGGGTCGCGCTCGGTACACTCAACCCGACTGCACGCATCGCCCTGGGCAAGCTCAGCGGTGTCGCCCTGGGCGCCGACAGCTCCTACGGCGAGTTCTACCCCTCGGGCCTGGTTCGCAGCCTCGAAGGCAGCGCCCTGGGGACCTCGCTCAACCAGCTCACGATCTTCGTGCCCCGGGGTGTGGCGGTACAACAAGATCTCAGCCGTGGTCGACTGCAGGCGAACTACAAGGCCACCGGTGTCGCCCAGGGCGCCGACCTCTCGCGCGGGACCGTGGCTCCGGTGCGGCGTCTGACGGGCAGCAGTGGCGGCACCTCCTCCAATCTCGGCGAACTGGTGATCCCCCTGGGCGGCTTTGGCCTCTAAGACGTAGAACTGCAGGTTTGCCAAAATAGAAGAACCGTGGCGACTGTGCATGGCCTTCTCTCAATACCTGGCTACTAAGATCCTGGAGTGGTACAAGGGGACGTCGTACCCGTCGGCCCTGAGCAATGTCTACGTGTCGGTTCACTCCGGCAACCCAGGTATTGCTGGCACCGGCAATGACCAGACCGCGACCGTCAAGGGCACTGCCAATCGCACCGCGGTGGCCAGCACCAACTTCAGCGCCGTCGGGGCCTCGGTGGGTGGCGGATTTGAGATCTCCAACACCACCACCGTGCAGATCACATCCAGCGCCGCCAACGCCAGCCCCGTCACCTTGACGCACTTCGGGCTCTGGGACGCAATCACCGGCGGCAACTTCCTCTCCTCCGGCACGCTCACCGCGAACCTCGAGGTTCAGAACGGTGACACGGTTCAGTTCAACACCGGCGGCCTCGTGGTGCGCAACGTCTGATGGCCAAACCCCGTCTCAGCATCATGGCGCTCCCTCACAAGGAGCCCATCCACAAGAAAACCCGCCAAGGCAACGGCCGCGGGAGCAAGCCTCGCCGCGGTCGTAAACTACCCATTGGCCAGGGCCGCTGATCAGGGCGTCGTCAGCACCCGATCCACTTCCAGTTGATACTTCAGAGCGGACGCATCCTTGCGCTCGACGATCAGGAACAGGCGATCGGTCGTCGTCGTCGTCACCGGGCCGATCGTCAGCGGCGTGCGAGTGTCACGCACGCGCCCAGATGCCACCACCGCGGCCCTGACGGTGGGATTGCTGACGCCGCCGGTCTGCTTGACCAGGGCGACGCGACCCACGCCACGTTGGTTCGAGGTCAGGCCGCTTTCGGCGTAGGGCCGCACCGTCACCCTGTAGGTCGCAGCATTGGCCCCGGAGCCGTCGGTGATCTCATAATCATCGGCGGCTGTGATGCCTGTAATAGAAGAGAAGCGAACTGGTACAGCAAGACGCGGCCCCACCAGTTCCGTAGGGCCCGTCAGTACACGCTTGCCGGTCACGCCCTTGCGGTTGACTTTGTCAATGACCGTCATCGCTCGTAGCAGTTTCTTTGTGATCAGTCTAGCTCTGTCAGTAGTCCCAAACCACCGCGGGTCGCACGCCGGCCTTGGACTCGAAGTACCCGCCATCACGGGTATCGACGTGAATGAATCCCTTGCGGCGCCCATCACCAAGACCGCCGGTCCAGCGCTGCGCCAACCAGTGATAGAACTTCTCCAAGGATTCCGACACCGGGTAGATGTCCAGCGCCTGCCCAGTGACGTGCCTGGAGTTCGGCACACCGCCCACTTGGCTGTTGATCGGCTCCGGGCGATAGCCGCTGGTCACGCCGATCGGCCCACCCCAGGCCACCCGAATGGCATCGAACTCGGCACAGACACGCAGCAGGTTCTTCTCCGCCTGGCTGCCCGGGACCGGCTTGCGGCGAGCGTCGTACTGCAGCACCTCGCCGACCGTGATGTACTTGCCGACCTTGGCGCCGAAATCACCCCAGTCCGCGGAGTCCGAAGGCTTGGGGGCAGCAGGGGGCGTACTGGGAGGGGTGGCAGCCTGCGGGGCCACCTGCTGCCAGTGCGGTGCAAACGCGGCCCAGCGCTCGCCTGTGCCGGCCAACGTGAACCAGACGTGTGCGTTGGCGGGAATCTCGTCCACGCGCGACACGCTGATCACGGCGCCCGCTTCCGCACCCTGCAGCCCCTCACTGGACAGGTACTTCCGATCGATTGGCGCCTTCTTGAGCACCGTGTCCTGCAGCGCCTTGAACTGCAGCACCGGGGAGGAACCCGACTGCCAGACCTCGCCTTCCTTCTTGCGGCGAATCACAAGCCCCGGGAATGGTCGATCCCCGGCGTTGACGTACAGGTTCAGAGCCCTTGGCACGTCCTGGTAGGCAGCAGGGTCCTTGGCACCATCGGCCAGGGCCTTGGAGATCGTCTCAAAGCCTGCGCTGCCGTAGAACTCACTGCCCAGGTTCCAGGCGAACGAGAACAGTGCCGCCTGCTGCTCAGCGGACAGCCGATACCAGCCCGGGATCCGCTCCAGCGCCGGCTGGTACTCGGCTCGCAGGGACTCTTCCAGATAGCCGCGGCACACCTCGGCGCTGCAGGTCTCCCCGAGGCGGACCGGCGAGCCATCCGGGTACTGCGTCAGGCCGGCGCAAATTGTTGGCACGCCAATGGGATCGAGGTACGCCTTGAGTTCAATGCCCTCGAAGCCCTCGATCAGCTCGATGGCCTTGGCCAGAGCTGCTGAGCTGGTTGTCATGATCAAGCAGTAGGAACTGTCAGCCCGAGATCAACAGCAAGCTGTGGATTTTCCGCTGCCCGCCGCCCCACGGACTCAACGGGCAGCCGCTCTGGCATGCCAGCGCGAACGCGCATGGCTTGAACCGTCGTTCGCAGGAACTGATTGGCCTGCTGGGCCCGCACTTCTTGTCCGCGCAGCTCAGCCGCTCGGGTCGTTTGCTGGACGGCGCGCTCGACGGCATCGCCACCCAAGTGGTTCAGCCTGAGAGCGTTGGGATTGCCGACCGGCGCACTGCCGGTCATGGCCGGGTTCACGTGTCCCTTCATGATCAGCCGTCCGTGACGAGCAACTTGCCGCGCAGGTCATCCGGCGTGGCGGTCAGCAGGTACTGGGCAGCAGCGGCGGGGTTCTTGTCGAACATCTGCGAGAACGTCGACATGAAGTCCGGGCCACCGGCACGGGCCTGAACACCCGGATAGGGCATGTCCATCTGCGGGCGCAGGTACTGCTCGCTGGGGGCGTAGCGAGCGTCTTCCATCGCCACCTCGGCAGCCAGGCGATCACGGGAAGTTTCCACCGGGTGCGGGCCCTCGGGTCCAAAGAAACCGCTGGTGTACTCGGCCAGGGTCTGCGGGGTCGTCAGGATCGCGTGATAGGCGGCGTTGTCTTCCGCGGCGGCGACGATCACCGTGCGGGCGTCTTCCATCGCCTGCTCCAGCTGCTCCACGCGCTGCAGGGCGGCCACCGTCTGCTGAGCCTGGTTCAGCAGGGCATCTTCCACGGTGCAGGCGTACCGGTTCAGCAGGGCCGGTGCTTCGCCGCCGAAATGCTGAAGAACCTCCAGGGATTCGTTACTTACGCTTCCCAGGTACTCGTCGCTGGCGGGCGCGGTCTGCGGATACTGCGGGGCCACCGGCGAGACCAGGGGCTGCTGGTAGACCGGCGTTGGTTGGGGCTGCCAGGTCGGCTGCGCCCATCCTTGCGGAGCCGCCGGGTAGGCCACCGGTGCCGAAGGGTAGGTAGCCGGATAAGGCATTCCCGGTGGGATCGCCGCCGAGGAGGCTGCCGGGGACTGGTAACTCTGCGTCCCGATCGAACTCTCGCTGAACAGGCGATTGAACGCCTCCTGCCAGGGATTGGCCTGGGGCGCCGAAACCTGCGGAGCCGAAACCGGCGCCTGGGGTTGGTACGAAGGTTGGGCCGTCGGGGCTGGCGTTGGCTGATAAGCCACGCTCGGCGCGACCCCGCTGGAGGGCATCGAGGGTGGCTGGGTCGCCACCGACGGTTGCATCGTCGTACTGTCCTGCATAGGTAAGCTCCCGGCGGAGGAATTCAAACGCTCGTTGGATGAGTGGCGTCAGATCCAGTCTAGGATCTGCCAGCAGCGGGAGATTCGGCGCCTGTGGGTGCGGGATCTGCTGCATCTGCTGGATCAGAGACAGGAACGTGCCAATGCTCTGTTGTGTGGCTTGAGCCATCCTAAACGGATAGCCACTCAACATCGCGCTGCGCTCCCCGTCGGTCTTATCGGGGAACAAATACTTCAATGCCTCGATGCTGTTGACCCCGAGCTCTTGTAAGTTCCGAACGACGATGCTGTTATTCACCACGTCCTCGGTCGACTCCTCAAACACCGGGCCTTTCCAGCGCCAGGCCACGCGACGGTCTCCATCAGGGATCAGGCCGACCACACCCGGCGGCATCTTGGCCTTTTGGACGGCAGCACGGATCGCCGCATCCAGCTTGGCCTCATACGCCTTCCCGGCTGCCTGAAACTTCTCGAGCGCCTTGCTGAACCTGGCGTCATCCTCAAATGTTTCACGAATCGGCGGTTCAGGCTTCTTGAGCCCGGTTGCCGCGGCAAACGAATCCTTAAAAATGCGTTCTTCGTGGTAAATCACCAGGGCCAGCAGCTTGGCCAGTCCGTAAGTCAGCAGGCCCCGGCATTTACGGGCAGCAGTGGTGGCGGCTCGCCCGAACAGAGACTTGATCTCGTAGGCCGTGGCGCCCGTGCTGATGCCCAGCTCGTCGACACCGCCCAGAGCGTTGCGAATCTCCTCGCGGTACTGCCTGGTGTAGAGATTCTGGTCGCCTGAGACCGCATCCGGGGTCAAGTAGACCGCTCGATCCGTCGGCTCGATGTTGGCGATGATTCTGGGGACGCGACCGCCCAGGATGCCGCCGCCAGTCGGGGCGCTCACCCGAGATGAGGGCTGACCAGCGGAATAGAACCCCGCCTGAGAGCTGATGGTCGGTCGAGCCCCGTCCGATCCGCCCGATTCAACCAGATCCGACTTGGGCCGACTCGAAACCAGGGTCGGACTTCCGAAAAATCGGATGTTGCTGCGGATGTTCTTGACGAGATCGTCGTGAACCACGATATGCTCGCCGAATCGCGCGAACTCACCTGTGGCATCCATGCCACTGGAGCGCATATTGTTGAATGCCTCCACCGCCGGGATGAAACCCAGGCTGTTGATCACCTCGCGGGTCTTACCGCCGGTGGCAGCCATGGTCGACAGCGCCGAATCGAACGCTGGCTTCTCGCTGGAGATGGTTTCGGTGATGACATCCTTGCGAACCACCAGTTTCACCCACTGCTGCTGCCCATTCGTGCCCGGCAACCCCGGCGGCATGAAGCCGGTCTGCCGTACTGAGAAGGAATACACCAGCTCAAGCTCATCAATCTGGCCCAGTGCGTCGTAATAGGCCCGATAGTTTTCCTTGCTGAACCACATCACCCGATAAGAGTCACCAACCGGGCGAAAAAACCACAATCCCAAGCCATCAATCAGGAAATCATCAATAATTCCTTCCAATCGGACGTCAATTTCGTTCTCTTCTACCAGTGCATTGATAAATGTACGCCGAAAACCGAAGGTATCCTGGATTGGGTAGAACTCAATCCCCTGCCGCATCATGAACATCCGCATCTGCGCCAGATGCGAGTTCACGATCATGGTGTCGACACCAGCAGATCCGTCGCGGCGGCGGGCCGACTCCAGAATCCGCTGAAAACGCTCAGTGACTGGCTGTTCCATAAGACGATTCTACCGGTGGTTCAGTCGTACTCGATTTGTACGTTGCCCCGTCGCATCAGCGCCTGGACCACGATGTTCAACGAGTCCGCGCAGTCGTCGTGCACGGCGTGCCCGAAGTTGACAATCTCGCTGACCATCAAGTCAAAGTCTCGGTACTTGTTGAAAATCACCCGTTTCTCCTGGAACAGACCCATAATCCCCCGCAACCGGGCCAGCTTGTCGCCGCGGAACCCCTTGATGGGCGACACATTCAGATTATGGAGATTCCATTCCTGGAATAAAATGCGCTTCAGGTCGCCCTCAAAGCTCTTTTGGTACGCGACGACCTCCGGCCAGATGGTCACTTCCGAGGCTGTGGCGAAATACTGGCCCAGATCGTTGACCTGCAGCAGGTTCCACTCCTCCAGGAGCTCGCACAGGGCCTCGATCTTCTCCAGATTGCCCATCGACCGCATACGCCGGTAGTCGATCACGTAGCACTTGTCGCCCAGGCGCCCGGCGAGGGTGAACACCGTCCAGTCGTGACGCTCCCGCAGGCCGGCGGACAGGTCGATCCCGACGCCGATCTGGTCGTAGGAGTCGGGAACCTCGCCGCGGACGAACAGCTCCGGCATGATCCCCAGCTCGGTGGAGCGAACGGGCTTGTTCTGGTACTGATACGAGAATGCGATCGGATCCAGATTCTGTTGCTGCAACAGGAACTTCACCGAATGCCACTGCGGCCAGTACGACTTGGCCTGCCCGTTGTCGTCGTACTCGAGGGCGGCCTGCGTGATCACCTTCCAGCCGGCTTTCTCGGTGAACAACGTCGCGAACAAGTCGTCGAAGTGAAACCGCGTCCCCAACGCAAAGGCCCGGCCGCCCGGCAGCATCGTCGGCATGACCACGTTGGTCCAGTTCGTCTCCATCTCCCGGCGGATGTCCGGGTTGGCGATCGCCGCGGCGCTCTTGATGGCGTCATCCACGATGATCAGCGAAGATCGCTTGGAGGTGATCGTGCCCTTCAGGCCCGCACAGGCGATCGTGAACGCATCCTCACCACGGACGTCGATGGCGGCATGGTCCCAATCCAAGGCCCAGAGCTCGTCACTGGTTCGCGTCTTGCTCAGGCGCACCATCGGGAAGATCTCTTGGTACTCGTCGCTGCTGATCAGGTTCTTGACGGCGGCCGACTTGCTGCGGGCCACGTCAACGTTGAATGAAACGTAAAGAATCCGCAACAACTTCTGGGCCAGCGCATGCCGACCAATCAACCAGGCCAGCGTTAGGCAGACGAACGTCGACTTGGCCGACCCGCGTGGAGATAGCAACGCCGTATTAGGGCCAGCTACATCTAGCAAATTGTTGTTGCTACGACCGGTGACAAACTCCCGATGCCAGATCTGCATGTGCCGAGCCGGTGTCTTTCCCATCAGCTCGCAGAAGTACGACAAGCTGGCCCGCGCTTTCACGACGTGGGGCAGCAGGATCAGCTCTGGCTCCTGCTGCTTCTTAATTGCTTGAGCCGCGAGCTGAGCCGTCCGTCTTTTGGCCAGCGCGATCGAAGATCCAGCCATGGATTCACCCTACTGTTTTACCCTAGCCCAGTCTTTCGCAGGACTGTGGGGCAGCAGGGTCAGCGGTCTTCTTCGATAGCGGCCCACACCGACTCGCAAGCCAGGCCCAGGGCGTTCATCATGTCGTCGTTGCCCTTGAAGATTGTCTTGAGTTCGCGGATCACGCGATCGGCACCGGCCAGAATCAGGCCCCGGCGGTCGGTCGCTCGGGTCATCTTCTCGACCTCGACGACATGCCCCCGCAGCTCCTTGGACAGTTGAGCGATCCGCGGTGCGGCGTCATTGGCCTCCACCAAGCTTTGACGCACCTGTTCGCGCAGGACACCGATGTCGTCCTTCAGTTTGCCGATCTCATCCAGGATCAGCCGGCGCCGGTCAAGCTTGCGGAACCGCTGCTGCACCCAGCGCTCCAGCGACGCGAAACCACCCTGATAGCCCAGCACCCCCGCGTAGAGCCAGATCTCGTAGACCGAGTACACATGCTCAGCGCACTCCAGGAAGGCGTCCCGGCGATCGTCGTCCAGGGTCGCGATGAAATCCAGAACCGGATCCAGGTCTGCCATCAGCCGAACTGTCGCCGGGAGAACTGATCGATCCGATTCACCTGATTCTGGAAGCCGCGCTCCTTGGATTCATCGGCGCGGTCGATCGTCTCCCTCTCGCGCTTAGACTCCAGGCCGCTCTGGTAGGACGCCAACTGTTGCGCCGTGGTGGCCTGGTTTTCGTTCTGAGCCGCCGAAAACTTGTGCAGACTGCCGAGAAACGCATCGTTGTAGGCAGCAGCGAGGCCCGTGTTGGCCTGGGTCTTGCTGACATCGGCGATTCCGCCGACGGCCAGGTTGCCGACGACCTCGTTGTCCTTGTACTTGGTCGCCAGGTCTTTCAGTCCCTGCAGTCCGCTGTTGACCAGCTGGCCCGGGATGGTCTTGAAGTCGTAGTCAGACCCGGAATTGTCAGACGGAGATGCGTAAGAAGCCATGTTGTCAGCCGCTGAAAGCCGCAATGAGCGGGGCGAGATTCCCCGCGAACCGGGTAATTCTGTTTAACGGATCTCGATTTTGCTGGAGTTGGTATTCCAACACTCGATCGCGGTACTTGGCAGAATCGTCGTAAACGTATTTGCTGTAATCCAGAATGCCTTGTTGCTTAAGTTGCTCGTCCCTGGTCAGGTCTCCAATCAGCATTCGCTGAAGCACGCCTTTCTGGCCAATTAACTTGCCCAGGTTCTCTGTTGTGTTGTCACTAATCAGGTTGGTATTCCGTGTATCAGCATCTCTAAGTTCAAGATCTTGCGTGTGAGCCGCACCCTGAACTTGCAGTTGATTTTCCGTGCCTGCCTTGGCTTCGTTGATTTTCAAGCCACTCCGCTGGCTGGCTGCGTCGTTTGCCAGGGAACTGACCCATCCCTGATTGATCCTTTGGAGCTTGCCCAGCTGCTCCTGGATTGCAAGACCCTGCTGAGCGCCCCGGAATTGAACGCCCTGCGCAGCGTTGGCATTGGCCAGATTCAAATCTCGTCGGCGCCTCTCCATCTCGGCAAGCAGTCCATACTTCTTATCGAGGGGAGCGTACTGAGCTGCTTTGATCGCTACATCTTCGGGCATGGCCATGAGCTGCCCAAGATCTGGCTTGCCGAAGAACTTGGCCAAGCCCGCCGGCAAAACTTCAAACGTCCATGGCGCGCTACTGGCCATATTGGTTCAAAACATTCTCTGATGTCATCCTAGCCAAGAACGGCGATCCGCTTTGAAACTGTTCAACCGGCTGGATTGTCGGTGTTCAAGCTCCTCAGAGCCTCTGCAACAGCACTTGGCGCTCTCGACCCCGCCAGCAGCGTCGCCACCGCCTGCTTCATGGCTATCGGATCCGCCGTTGCTGCCGGAGGGGGCGCTTGAAAACTACCCTGAGCCATCCCCGCCAGATTGCTCAGCAGGTTCGCTCGCTTGTTGGCGTTAATCTTCTCGCGCTGCAGGGTGAGGCTGGTCTCGTTCAGAGACTGCTGTGCCAGAAGGTTTCCGGCCTGGGTTGCGATCACGCCCTTCAGCCGCTCCTGTTCTCCCTTGACCGCCCCCACGGCTTGAATTGCGGTCGGCAGCGCGGAAGCCAGGGCCTCGGTGTTCTTCACGGCCGTCTCTCGAAACGCCGTCGTCGCCTCATTGCTCAGGATGTGCGCAGGCATCTCAAAGGGGCGCATCTGTGCAGCGTTGCGCGCACCCAGAAAATTCGTAGCGAGTTCAAAGGCCATGATCAGCTCGCGTAGATCTGGCCCAGGGAATTGATCAGGGCCTGCGAATTGGCACTTTGGCTCTGCAGGGCCTGCATCATCAGTGCCGGCGTCGTTTGAATGCTCACCACCGCAGCCTGCGCTGGCAGCGTCTCGTACAGGTTCCGACGTGCCATCTCGGCACGCTGCTGCTCAATCGCCAGGGCCTGCTGTGCCGCTGCGCTCTGCAGGTCCAGCTGATCACGCATCGTTTGCAGGGCCTCCTGCCTGGCGCGTCCACCCGGCCCCTCGACTGTCTCCACCGCAGCCCGAGCGCCCTGGGCCCCAAGAGCCGCCAGTGCGCCTGCGCCCAGCACGCCACGCACGCCCAAGTTACGCTTCATCAGTGCCGGAGCGCCCAGAATCCCAAGCGCCGTCAACCCACTGGCCGTGTTCTGCAGAGAGCTGCCCGCTTGATCACCGAACTGAGGCAACGCCACTCCCGCCGCCAAACCACCCAGCGCGGCCAGCGTGCCCAGCCTGGGTATGTTCGGACCCAGCCGATCATAAAAAGACCTGCGAACCTGAGCCAGATAATCACCTGCTGCCGCCAAACGCTCTCCGGCGACGCGACCAGTGGCTGCTCCACGGGGGTCAGCAGTACTTGGGGCAGCAGGGGGAAGGTCAGACGGCGCAACCGCGGGCCCCGAAGCGCGAGGTTCGGGCATATTGAGGTATCGCCGATTCCCGCTCCAGGTTTCCACGGTCCTCGTCCCTACAGCAGTTCTCTCGCCATCCTAGCCAGGGCACTTCGTTGGCTTCTCGCGACCTGCGCCAGGGCTAGCCAAAGTTGAATACTTTCGACAATCCCTTGGCAGCCACTCCACCTGTCGGTCCACCCAGGATACTTCCTGCCGCCCCAATCGCTGCACCTAGGATCCCATCACCGCCCGAGCCCTGCTGCTTGGGTGCGGCCATCTGCGCAAACGCATTCAAATACGCCGAGTTGACATTGCTCATGGCCTGCGCCTTGGCCGAGAACGCATTTGCGACGCCTTCCACTGTCGGGCCCACGCTCTTCATGTAGTCCTTGTTCTGCGCATCGGCAAACGCCTGTGTCGCCGCATTACTGATCGGTGCCCCGCCGATACCTTCGCTGTCCTCTCCCTTGAAGCGCTTCGAGGCCGAGCCAAAGGACTGGTTGTAAAGCCCCTGCGCAAGGCTCGATCCAGCGGAGAGTGAAGCCATGAACCGGGGTCCCCAACGCGCATACGCTCAGGACCAGTCTAATGCGACTCAGCGCGGACCCTGAGGATTATCGGAATCAGGCATCCCCCGACGCAACGCCTCGAGTGCGGCCCCCAGTGCCGCGGTTCCAGCCAGTGCGCCACCACTATGCAGCAGGGCGCTCTTGACCAACTCGTGGTCGTGTACCTTCTCCTGCTCGTGGTAGTCATGCGACGCCTGCTCGTACTTCCGGCGCGCATCTGCCACATCACTTTCGCTGTACTTCTCACCATCAAGCGGATTTTCGGCGCGCCACAGGGCACCCCGCGCCTCTGCCCGCTCCTTATTCAGTCCGCGCAACCTGGCAAGCTGATTACTCCGCCTCAGGCTCTGCCCCGCTTTCCGAATCCCCCAGCCAGCGCCCACCACGCCAGCCACCGCGGGCAGCAGGCCCGTCGCTACCGGGATGCTCTTGCCCATAAAGGTGACCTCGGGGCCGTTAATGCCCTCCAGGGTTGCCTTCAAAGGAGCATCGCTCTCGAACAGGTACTGCTTGTAGCGCTCGTACTCGCCCCGGCTGACATCAGGGCGCTCCTTGACGAAATCTTCGTAGGGCAGCAGGTTGCCCGTGCGCCCCAGAAAGAACCGACTCAAGCCCTCCAGGACGGGATTCTCGCTTTGGGTCCGGTCTCCCTCGCTGGGAATCACGGCTCCGTACCCCGGCTGCCGAACAGCATTGCCAATTGCGGCCGCCATCCCAATCCACGCCGGCGCCGTGGCCGCCAGTCGCATGCGTCGAGACCGAATCAGCGGCCCCTGATCGATGCCGGCCTCTGTCTTGAACGGTTGCCCCTGGGAGTGAATCGCGGACAGCGTTGCCAACACCGACAAGGCCTGCGGTGCATTCAGGAACCACCAGACATTGCGCAGGCCGTCTGTCATCAGGTCACCGGCCACCACTCCCGCGGCCTGGGTGGCAGCAAGAGACGGCCGTCCTTTGGTCGACACCTCCCCTGGGCCCGTCATCGCCGGAACCTTGCCGAGCTCGAGCGTGCCGTGACGCAGGGTCGGATCTTCCTGCCGCGCCCGGGTGATCAGCTCCTTGCGGCGCTGGTCGTAACCACCCAGGGGCACCGCCGCCATCGCCTGTGCGGCCTTCGTGCGCCAGGAGTCGGGAGCGGCATCTCCGGCCACGGTCTCAAACAGCCTGGACCCCCAGCCCGTTTCACCCACATTGCCCGGGAGTGCCTGCTGCACCAGGTCGATCACCGGTGACGCCAGCATGTCCCGAAGCGGAGAGGCGTCTCCGTCTCCCAGCGCGCGGGTCATGGACCCGGGATCTTTCCTGAAGGCGTCCGCGAAGATCTTTGCCGCGTAGTCCCGGGTGAGTGGCGCCTGCTCGTTCATGGTTTCGCCCTATACCTCCCTGTGATCACCCGGGAAGTCCGAGTGCGCTCATGTTCAACATGTTCAGCGCGTCACGCAGAGGCCTCTGGGCGTCGTACATATCGCGCGTGAATGGCCGCAACGTGTTGGCCGCGTACTGCGACGGATCGGTCACACCCAGTGGAGTCAGCTCAGACCCTCCGAGCTGCCGGAGTCCAGGGGCAGCAGGGGGCGAGGGGGCGACTTCGCCCAGGCCGCCACCGCCGGCGGCCTGGGTCCGACGTGCCACCTCTTGCCGAATGACCTCCTCCTGTTGCTGCAGCCCCACACGCTGAGCGTTCTCTTGCTGCCTCGCGAACTCCTTCTCCATGATCGGATTGCGCAGGAGCATGGGCAACGCCATCTGCGCTCCCATTTCCGCAAGGCCCGTGATGCCGGGCCGGCCGCGACCCAAGTTGTGGCCCACGACGCGACCGCTCAGGCCGGCAAGAGTGTTGACGCCGAAATCGAATCCACCGGCCAGCGCTCGATCAGCGACGGAGCTGCCGCTGTAGCCGATCCCGCGGTCCGCGCCGGGCATCATGGCCGCAGTCATGGCAGCAAAGCCAAGGTCCGGCACCACGGAGAAGGCCAGCTCGCCCGCCGTCTTCGGCATGGCCCCGGCTATGCGGCTGTTCCAGATGTCACCCGCCCAGCGCCCGAAGCCCGGCACGGCTCTGGTCGCCGCAGCCTCCGCGGCTTCACCAGCTGCAGCCCTGGTCGCCGCACCTGCCACCGCGCGAACCCCGGCCCCTGCGGCTGTTCTTGCGGCGGTCGTGCCACCAACGCCAAGCAATGTGGAGAGCAGCGGTATCATCAAGCCCTCCCGGATGAACTGTCAGCGGACTGCTTGGCCTGGGGTCCGAACGAAAACTTGCTCAACAAGGTCGCCAGCTCCATAGCCTGCTTGCCCACATCTTCACCAGCAAATCGCAATGGCGGCGGCCCTGCCCCGGGCAATTTGTTCACCGCGCCCTGATTCGCGGCCAACGTTGCACCCCTCTCGGGATACACGGACCCAGGTGCATTAGCCGCTGTTGCACGCTGCAGGTCAGCCGGGGGGAAGCTTTTCCCAAAGCCACTGGCGACGCCAATGCGATCACCAACGGGCCCGCGCTGCTCAGCCAGGCGAGCCCCTTGCTCGATACCAGCTGCAACCCTTTCGGGATCGTTGGTCGAACGAAACGGCATCACCGAGCTGCAGTGACCCGATCCTAGCCACTCACTTAGAAATCACGTTCTGATAGAACTGCGCTTTACGTCGCATCTTGGGTGAGTAGTCGTCTGGGTTATTCAACACCTCACGCGCAAAAGCCGAGCGACCGCCAGGACTGTCGGCATGCCCAGCCTTGGTCGCCGCCGCGGTGAACGTACCGCCCGTGCCGCCCTTGCTGGCGGGCCGGCTCATCCTGAGGAACGCACTCGACAGGTCGCGCGCTTCGGCCTCCTTGCTCATGATGTGATTACCGATTCAGCAATCCTACGAACGCCACCAAGGGGCAGCAGGGGCTCACGCGCGGTCATAGCCCCTCCCCACTGCCCACTGGGCCTGCTCGACGAACTTGGGCCAGAGGTGCGCCGGGATATGCGCAGGCCGCTGCCTGGCACCCTGGGCCGAAACCCCGAGACGCTGCAGGTAGGCGTCCATGCGCCGCTCGAAATCACTGAGCCCCGCCGGACGAGCCAGGGCGTTGGGATCGGTATAGCCCGGCAGACCCTGCTCTTCCAGGCGGTCCACGTCTGCGTCGTCCAGGTT